GGCCTTCACATAGGCGTTCATCTTGTCATTGTAGGTTTCCTGGAAGGACTGGGCGATGCGCTGGAGGCGCTGCATCTTGGCCTCAACCACGGGGTCCTCTTTGGGCTTGATTTCGGTAACCTTGCCCTCGGCCACTACGATGGTGCTGCCATCCTCGGCCACATAGTCCCCGTCCGGGGCTGCGGAGGTGGTGCCGTCCTCATTGGTGACGGATACCTCGGTGCCAACGGCCAGGTCCCCGGTGTAGGAGAGAGTGCCCTTGTCGGTGTTGATGGTCTTGGTTTCATCCGCACCTTCGGTGGCTGCGGGTGCTACCTCGGCGGCGGAATCCTTGATCTCGGAAACCTTGCCCTCTACAACAACGATGACCTTTCCGTCCTCGGTGGTGTAGTCACCATCCGCGGCAGCGGTGCGGTTGCCGTTCTCATCTTCAATGAACACGGCATCTCCGGCCTTGAGGTCCTCATCGCCGTCCCAGGCAAGAACTCCCTTGTCGGTGCTAACATTGCCCATCTCTACCAGCATTGCGGCAAGGCGGGCGAGTATTCCTTTCTTTTTCATCTTTTGGTATGTTTGATTGTTTCGTAGTATGCGGGAGAAGATGCCGTCCAGGGCATCAACGATCTCCTCAACGGAGGCGCGGTCCGTTTCCGGGGTGAGGTCAAAGACACCCTCCAGGGAGAATCCCTTGTAGGTGCCGTCCTTGATGGCATCCCACACCTCATCGTTGGTGATATGGAACTCGGCAAAGAGAGAGCCGTCCGCGATGGTATCAAAGCCTTCCGGGTTGAGGCCGTTGCCCTTGATGAAATACTGCACCATTTGGATGCCTTCCTGCTCGGTGCCATCCTGGTGGTCCAGGTTCACAAGGTTCTGCCGATTCTCCACCAGGTACTTCTCCGCCATCTTGCGGATGGTGTCGGCCTTGTAGAGGATGTAATACTCAAAGTCACTGCCATCCTCCTGCCTGGTGCGGCGGTAGATGGGGAAATCCGCACGCATCACAACCCCCAGGACCAGGCGTTTCTCCTCATCCTGGACTGCGTACATCATAGGTACGGCAGTTGCCCTCTCCTGCTTGGAGAAGGCCACAAAGTCACTTTGCACGGCGGGATCATCCACCAGTGATATACGGAGCATCCCGGTATCCTCGCTATCAACCAGCGCCTGGTACACGGGTATGCCGTCTATTGTCACAATGCCCATATCGTTCTTTTCCTTGAAATATACCTTGCAGCCAAATTGTAAATTAGAAGGTAGTTTCCTCTACCTGGACCCTTGTGGCGTTGCGGTCAGCCTCCAGGTCGGAAGATAGGATGTATACCCTCTGCGGCTGGTTCAAGCGCTCCTCCTCCTGGGCTCCGGTGAGGGTATGTACCTCCTGGACTTCCGGCACAACGGAGGGAGCCTCAACGGCAACCGGGACGGAAGGCGTGGCGGTGCTGCTGCCACTCTTGCTTATCTGCTGGGCCTTTATCTTGGAGATGTTGGCCACACCTGCGGCGATCACCGCTGCGGAGTTGATCGCGGCCATAATCGGTCCAGCGATAGGTCCCAGGGACTGGGCGGTGGAGATGGCAGACACCACGCCGGAGAGCATATCAATGGTTGCTCCGGCGATGCGGAGGTTCTTGGCCTTCTTCTGCTCCGCCTCGGTGGCATCGGTGTTGTTCTCATACATATCCGCTATGGAGCCCAGGATACCGGAGGTGGCGGAGGCCACACCCTGGTAGATAGAGATGGCTTGCTGCCATAGGGCCTTCTTGGCGGCGATGTAGTCCTTCTCCGCAGCCAGCTGCCTGGCGCGGAACTCCTCCTCGCTCTCGCCCTCCAACTGGTGGAGGCTATCCAACTCAAACTGCTTGAGTTCCAGGGCGCGGGTAAGGTACTCAATGGAGCCTTCCTCCAGGACACCCAGGCGGTTCTCCAGGATGAGCCTATCGTTGTCAATCTTGCCGTCCTCCAGGGCATCTTCGGCCTGGCGCACCTCCCTTTCCGCCTCCAGCCTCCTGGCGAGGAAGGCATCATCGCTCTCATCAATGCCCTGGTAGATGCCGTCCAGTTTCGCTTTCGCCATTTCCAGGGACACCTGCAGCGCCTCCACTGACCCCTCTGCAAGGCCCGCCATTTGAGCCTTGAGAGAGTTTTGAGTATCGGCAAGGATGGCATCGGCGGTTGCGTTCTGCGCCTCCTTTACTGCACGCAGCGCTGCCAGGCGGCGGGCCTCAAACTCGGCATCGGTTTCATCCATCTGCCGTTTCAGTCCGTCCAGCGCCTTCTGCGCGTACTCCTCCTGGGCGGCGGCATACTCCACGGAGCCCTTCTGCAGCGCATCGCGGCGGTTGGCGATGGCCTGGAGTTCCTGGGCCTTGACCTTGTTATCGTGGTCCTGCTGGTTCTTCTGCAGTTTCACCTGGTAGGACTTCTGCAGCATCTCCAGGGTGCGGTTCAACTCCTTCGCATCGGTAATCTTCTGCTTGGCGTTGGCCACGGCCAGTTCATACTCCTTCTTGGCTATGGAGTTTTGAATCTTTAACTCGCTCTCCGTTCCGGTCTTGACTATGGAGAGCAACTGGGTGAGGTAGTCCTTCTCCGCGGTGATCTTGGCGGTGGCTGCATCCTTCACGGCCTTCGCAGCATCCCTGGCGGCTTTGGCCTCCTCCCTGCGGGTGCGGATGATTCCGGCATTGATGGTGCGGACCTGGTTATAGTAGTCCGTTTCCGCCTTGACCATTGCGGCATAGGCCTGGGCCTCCGCATCCAGGTCACGGGCGGAGGACTTGGCCAGGGCGTTCTTGGCCTTGATGATTTCGTACTGCAACTTGGCATCCTGGAGGGCGCGGGCGGCTATCTCCTTCTCCTTGTCACCTGCTTGCTCCAGGAAGGCAAGGCGCTCCTTCGCGGTGTAGTTGAGGCGGTCAGTGGACTTGGCGCGGAGTTCGGCCACATCCCTCTCTGCCTCTGCGTTGGCTACGATGGTCTGCCTGGTCTGCTGGGCCAGGTCCTTCTCCTTCTCGGCCAGGGCGATGCGGTCCTGGGTGGCCTTATTCGTTCCGAAGATGGCCTGGGTGAGTTTGGAGAATCCCTGGATGAGATTGACCACCACCCCGGCTATAGCCTGGAGGGTCTTGGTCAGCAGGTCACCGATGGCCTGGAAGGGAGCCATTGCGGCGGTGAGGGCCTGGGTCTGCTCCTCGTTGCCCTTCAACGCCTTCATCACCTCATCCAGGAGGTTGGCCAGGAGGCCCAGGATGGCGATGGCCGGAGTGGCGCTCATAGTCTTGAGCCCGGTGGTAACACCCTTCAACGGGGCAACTATACCAGCAGCACCCTTGCCCATATTGGACATACCAGCGGTGAGGTGGTCCACGGCACCAATGTAGTTACCCACATTGCGGCCAAAGACACCCACGGAGGCATCCATCTCCTTGAGGCGGTTATTGACATTGTTTACCCTCTCGCCCAGCTGCGCTCTCTCCGCCTCATCGGTGGTGGCACGCCACTGCTGCTTGAGGATATCCAGTTCACGGACCAACTCGTTGTAGGAGAGGGTTTCCGCATTGATCAGTTTGTTGTTCTCATCAAAGGCAACATTGGCGGCGGTGGCAGCATCCATCACCTGGTTGAAGTCCGCGGAGGTGGCGTGCATCGCGTTGCGGAGAGCAGCCTGGTTCTCCTGGAGTTCGTTGAGTGTTTCCTTATAGGCAGCGGTGCCTATATCCAGGGAGGCAAGGTTCTCCTTGAGTTGCTTGATGTTGTTTTTGAGGTCCTGGACATTTTTGATGCTATCGCCAGTCTTGATCTCTATAACTTTCTGCTTGTCGGCCATATCTTAATCTATTGTTTGTCCGTTGGTATAGTCCACCTTGTCGCGTACCTGGAGGAACTCGCACTCCACCGGGTCATAGGTAGTAAGGGAGTAGTTGGTAATCTTGTTGAGAATCCACAAGGCACCCTCATAGTAGTAGAAGTTGCGGAGGAGGCCAGGTCCTACCTGCAGCCCGGAGAGGTCCACCTTCGCATTGAGGACCTTGTTGGATTTATCGTAGCGATCCTTTGCGAAGTTCTCCCAAAAGCGGGTGTAGATGCTGGAGGCCGGAGATATGATGAGCGCCGGGTCAAATATCTCCTCCGGTGTACTGAAATCCATAGACCGCAGCACATTGCCGTTGGCATCCTTCACATAGCGAGAGAACTCCGGCAGGTATACCACCTTCGTGGAGTAGGTATCCGAATAGGTGACCAACTGCCAGCACACATCCTTGTTGTCCGAACTGCCAGGGTGGTTGTTAGAGAGGAACCACATACCAGGATTGGACTTCACCCCGTTGAAGAACACCAGGGTGCCGTCTATCTCCACGGCCTTCTGCTCACCCTTGTCCACATCAAAGCCGAAAACGCGATCCTGGAAATCGTACCCAGGGTTGTCTGCGTTCAAAGGCGTAGAGGCGTTGTATGTGGGGTAGTACATCGTGCCAGCCCTCTCATAGCCACCCAGGAGCGCCGGGTTCACAAAGTCCCCGCTATGGGTGAAGTCATATAGCAGCCTGGAGAGCCATTTGCCGGAGATGCCACCCTTGAATACGGACCCTGCCAGCAGTTCCTCCCTTTCGGCATTGAACTCCAGGCCAGTATCCAGGTTAATGTTCCCGAACTCCTTGCCGTACTGCTTGGAGTAGTCAATCGCCTTGCTGGTCTGCGGTATAGTGAGGCCAAGCCGCTGCCACTTCTTGATGAATAGCAGCGGGGTTATTTTCATCGCCTTCCTATCCAGCCTCTTGGAGAGGTCTATTGTGCTGCCGTTGTAGAAGGTATTGCGGGATAGGATGGAGATGGTATCCGGTGCGGTTTCAACCACCTGGAGGCCAAACTGGCGGCAATAGGAGAGCAGGAAATCCGCCGGGGTCCCGGTGCCGGAAAGCAGCATCTTCTTGGTGATGGTGGTGCCAGTACCAACGGAACCAGGAGAGTTGAGGGTAAACCGCCCAGCCACCACATCAACATAGATGGTGCCCATATCGTATGCCGGAGGGGCTCCGTATCCGTCCCCGTCATCA